GTATTACTGTTTTGTATCCGAAACAGAACCTCCAGAAATGGATTCCTTATCTTTACCCACCGTGTGTGACGTTGTTGTTCCGGCTTTGAACGTTGACAATCTCATTCGAGATTATGTCAGTAATGTGAGAGCCGATGATAGCAACAACGTCAGCCGCTTCCTTGGTGAAGTAGCCCTGAAAGAAATTAAATCTCAGGTAGACACCAGTAATGGTGATTTCCAGAAGTTGAACGTCGGTTTTCGTTTGACTCCTGATGAGAAAAATGCACTGAAAGCGAATTTTCCCGGTCTCGAAATTGCGTTTAGAGACTCGTGTCATTCGTCACACAGTTTTGCCGCAGCTCATAGAGTCTGTGAGACCCTAAATATATACAATCGGTTTAAAACAAAAACCGAGCGCATTATCGATCTTGGCGGTAACTATGTTACACACGCCAAACAAGGTCGTTCTAATGTGCATTCCTGCTGTCCCATCCTTGATGTTAGGGACGGTGCTAGGCATACCGATCGGTATATATCTTTAGCTGCCTCTGTTGAGAATCGCCACAGAGAGTTACCAGTTGATTTCTGTTGCCATAAGTTTGAGGAGTGTGATGTTAAGGCACCTTTTGCCATGGCTATCCATTCCATCAGTGACATTCCCATCTCAACGGTCGCGACACATTGCGTTAGGCGTGGTGTGCGGAAACTTATTGCGTCCGTTATGATGGATCCACTTATGATGCTTTATGACAAGGGTCATATACCTTTACTCAATGTTGATTGGGAAAAAGAGGACGTTGAAGAAACGGGAAAAACACTCATTCATTTCCATTTTGTTGACGCTCCCGGGTTGAGCTATTCACACGATTTTGATACACTGTCCCAATACATGATTACAAACCAGGTTATTGTTAATAATTCCTACTCTTTTAGGGTAGAGAGGACAGCCTGTTTATCAGGTGTGTATATCGTGGAGATGACTTTGTCTATGACAGACGGTCATTCTTTAGCTTACCTGAAGCCCATGCGTGATGTTTCATGCGCTTGGTTGTCAAGTTTGAGGAAGAAAGTCTTCGTTAAATTAGCCGTACCTATTAGTGCCGAATGGTATACTGAACAATTCGAAGTTAGGCACGCGCTAATGGACGAGTCATTAGTTCGCTATGTTTCCGAAGCTGCTTTCCGACAGTTTTCGAAGACAAAAGACCCCGAAACACTGGTTCAGTACATAGCAACTATGTTATCTTCTTCATCAAATCACGTGGTCATAAACGGAATAACGATGCGAAGTGGTAGCCCTATAAAATTTGATGAATATGTTCCATTAGCCGTTACTTTCTATGTTATGGCCGCGTGGCGTTACAAAATGATTGCCCCTGGTATCGATGCTGTAAAAACAAGAACCGAGAAGAACGTTGATATTCTCGATGAGAAGGGTCTTATCAAGGAAGACTTTAATGTTGTCAATGCGCTTCTTGAAGACGCTGGGTTAATTGAACCCAAGTTGCCCCATTTCACGGATGTCATAAAAAACGCAGGACTCCGAGGATTTGGGAAGAAAACGATCGAAAAAACCAGGGATGATGTTTTATTGATAAAACCAAGGAGCCTGTTGCGTGAAGTGATTTACACGGTCCGAAGTGTTTTCGGGCTCACGATTTTAGACTCGGACTACAATTTGGTTTCCGGTGTTCCTTCTCACATGAAGGCGACTCATGTGTGGTCTGTTTTTGTCGGAAATCTTGCATTCCCATCTTGCCTCAACGTCAATGAGTGTGTTAACGAGTTACTTGTTAATCACATGGAAATGATGGAAGAGACAAAGAAGGAAGAAACACGTCAACAGGCCTTTAAGGATGCCAGAGATCGTGCTCTGATGACGATAGCGAAAGCTATTGAGAAAGATCAAACTATCAAAGATGGTTTGTTACCGATTCTTGACCTTTGTAAAATTAAAGAAGAATTGACGGCGGCCTCGAATTCCTTGAGCTTGACTCCAGAGGCCATTGAACAAACAGATTCGAGATTGATGAAAGCCTCCGGAAGCGACGTCAATCCATATGCCGATTCGATAAAAGAAGCCATCCATTACTTTAATGAAGTGGAAGTGGCTAACACGAGAAATCTTCGCAGTCTGGGAATTTATCTTGGATGGTCTATTCCCAAGAATAAACAGACTTACGATGCCCTACAGGGTAGGAATGAATCTGTCAGGGTGTATGTACCATATGAAAATAAATGGTACCCCTCTGCACCCACCAGTCAGTATGAAAGGGCTATGACTGTTGATGGGTATTTTTCGCTTCCAATGGAATTCGAAGCGATTACCGACGGTTGTAGACGTGAGATATCCAAATACCACCTCTTGGTTGTCGATGATTCGTGTATTTTCTGTTCAGGTCAGAGAATGATCCCAGCTTTAGAAGCTGCCTTGAAACTGGTCCCAACCTTTAAAATCACAATTGTTGATGGTGTCGCGGGTTGTGGAAAGACTACACATCTGAAGAAGATTGCACGCATTGATTCAAGCGCTGCAGGTAGTCCTGATCTGGTACTGACGAGTAATCGTAGTTCATCAGATGAGCTCAAAGAAGTTATCGACTGTCCTGATGTGATGAAATACCGCATTAGAACGGTCGATAGTTATTTGATGCTCAAATCCTGGTTTTCGGCTGAGCGTCTATTGTTTGATGAATGCTTCTTGACGCATGCGGGTTGCGTGTATGCAGCAGCCACTCTGGCTCAGGTGAAAGAAGTAATTGCTTTTGGTGACACAGAGCAAGTTCCTTTCATATCTAGATTACCAGAGTTTCGCATGGAACATCATAAGGTTAAAGGGAAGATATCATGTACAACCGACCACTTACAGATGTCCAAGAGATGCCACAGCTTGTTTAAAGAAAATTTTCTACAAAAACAAGACTGTGAAGTCAGCGAGCGTTGTTCATCGCTCGCTGAATTGTGCCCAATTCAAAGTGTGATTCAAATTCAACCGGAGCGTGATGTTTTGTACATGACACACACGCGAGCAGATAAGGAGACCCTGATGAGAATTCCCGGGATGCCGAAAGACAGGATAAAAACCACTCATGAAGCCCAAGGAGAAACCTGGGATCATGTGGTAATGTTTCGTCTGTCGAAGACTACAAATCTGCTACATTCGGGTAAGGGACCTGATTTAGGTCCATGTCACAATTTGGTTGCCATATCTAGACATCGGAAATCATTTAGGTACTTTACAGTTGCGCCTCATGATAACGATGATCAGATAGTGAAGTGTATCAATTACGCTAGATCCTTAAGTTCAGGGGATTTAGACGGGGTTCGTGTTTTAATTTGATACAATATGTTTAATGTACTCCCTCTATAGAGAGTTGCCGCAGATTTTCTGCGAAGTTTCGGAACTGTATTTTGCCGGTGGATAGGCGGGTGTAGTGCTTCTCCAACACACTTCCACTGATGCTGTTTATATCTAATGATATAAACAATGCCTCCTTTAAAGGAGATGC